GATTTCAAAACACCCCCACCCCCTTTCATTTTTGTACACACAACGTACATACACCTCTAGCAAAACACCCCCCTTACCTTTTCAAATTGCCAACCCCCGGGGGGTATATTTTATTTTTTGGAATGGCGTGGTATATTTAGCATCGTCGAGAAAGTGGATGCTGCCGTGCGACTCATTGCCGCTGTGGTAGCCAGTGTGTATTGCAGACAGACGCAGCGAGTATCGACTAATACACATGGCCATTGCTGGACGCGAAAGCGCAAAGCGGACTAACCCAGAACCGGAAAGCCGTGGGATTCTAGACTACTACGGTAGGTAAGACGGGGAAATAGCAGTGGTCAGGTGTATTAGGTAGTTGTAGTGCTTTTAGTAATCTGTCTCACAGACAAGGCAGAACATGACAATTGAGATTCAGCCTACGGAAGGTGTGCCGGTCCCCAAAGATTTGGGCGACGAATTCGGCGCGTCTTTGCAGGATAACGCTCGTGTCGCTGCCACCACGGCTGCGCTTATGGTAGAACTTGGTATGCCCTTCGAAATGACGGAGGACGACGAGAAGTTAGCCCATGACCTATTCAAGCAGGTTGACGCTAAAAAGCAAAAAACTTCCCAAGATCAGTACAACCCCGCAGCTTTATATCAGGGCAACGTAGCCCTTAAACTCTCTGCCTTACTAACTGAGTACGACCAGCGGGTTGTCTTGGATGCTACCCAAGCACGGACGTATATAACTAATAGGCTCCTCGAAATATCCTCTTGCGGCGATGCTAGGTACGAGTTGAAGGCGATTGAACTCTTCGGCAAGCTTTCCGATGTCGGTGCTTTCACAGAGAAGTCCGAAGTTACCATCACCCACCGCACCTCAGAAGACCTAAAAACAGCCATTGCGGACAAAATCAACCGTCTTTTGGCTGCTCAAGCCGCAAATACCATCGATATAACCCCCGAATACGACACATTAGAAGCAGAATTAGGGCTTCTTGACCCTCCAAAGCCGGAGGAAGAGCCAGAATGAACCCCCAAGAGTTGCAAAACCTCTTGAAATTACTTCCAAATCTGCCCGAAGCGCAGCTTCGTGACCTCTACGCTTCCTTAGAAGAGCATGAGGTAATACAGAAAAGAGAGAATGCAGCGAATAACTTCATGGATTTTGTCCATAAAGTGTGGCCTCACTTCATAGATGGAGCGCATCATGTTCGAATGGCTAGAGCGTTTGAGAGAGTGGCTCGGGGAGAGTGCAAACGACTCATCATCAACATGCCACCACGGCACACCAAGTCCGAATTCGCATCCTACCTGCTGCCAGCATGGTTTCTGGGCAATTTTCCTCACAAAAAAGTAATTCAAACGTCCCATACAGCAGAGCTTGCGGTGGGTTTTGGTCGAAAAGTGCGAAATTTGGTCGATTCCGAGATCTTTCACGAGATTTTTCCGGGGGTTGGGCTGCGGGCTGACTCTCAAGCGGCAGGTCGATGGAACACATCAGCAGGTGGTGACTACTTCGCTATCGGTGTGGGGGGTGCGGTAACCGGTAAGGGCGCGGACATCCTGATTATTGACGATCCGCACTCAGAACAAGAGGCTGCGCTGGCCGAGATAAACCCCGAGATTTACGACAAGGTATACGAGTGGTATACATCAGGACCACGGCAGCGTCTCCAGCCGGGGGGCGCTATTATTATAGTGATGACTCGTTGGTCTAAGAAAGACTTGACGGGACAAGTTGTAAAAGCTGCGTCGCAGCGGGGTGGAGACGACTGGGAGGTTATTGAGTTTCCTGCAATCCTACCAAGTGGGAATCCTTTGTGGCCCCAGTTCTGGTCTTTGAAGGAACTCTCCGCGCTAAAGGAAGAACTGCCCAACCAGAAGTGGATGGCGCAGTATATGCAGAACCCAACCTCCGAGCAGTCCGCTATTGTAAAGCGGGAGTGGTGGAAGATTTGGGAAGAAGAGTCCCCGCCGTATTGTGAGTTTGTCCTACAGTCTTGGGATACAGCGTTTGAGAAAAATAACCGTGCCGACTACAGCGCGTGTACGACATGGGGGGTGTTTTACCAGCCGGATGACACTGGGGTTTCACAGGCGAACATTATTCTCCTAAATGCGTTCCGGGACCGGTTGGAGTTTCCGTCCCTAAAGAAGAAGGCAATTGAGGAGTTCAAGGAGTGGGACCCTGACTCAATCATTATTGAGAAAAAGGCGACAGGTGCGCCTCTTATATATGAGATGAGGTCGATGGGGATTCCGGTGCAGGAGTTCACCCCCGGCAAAGGGAATGACAAGATTTCGAGGTTGAATGCGGTCGCTGATCTGTTCGCATCCGGACGGGTTTGGGTACCCAACACACAATGGGCAGAGGAGGTCGTAGACGAGGTGGCATCGTTCCCCGGCGGGGAGCATGACGACTATGTTGACTCTGTATCCCTTGCAATGATGCGCTTTAGACGAGGTGGGTACATCCGCACTTTGCTGGATGAGCCTGAAGAAGTTAGAGAATTTAGGCGGCAACGACCGTACTACTAAGGAAAAATTATGGCAATCGATAAAGCACTGAACCAAGCCCCCTTGGGCTTAGGCGTGGCAGGGGCTATGCAGCCCGAACCTCTGGAGCCGGATCTGGAGATTGAGATTGAAGACCCTGAGTCCGTAACTATTGGCATGGGCGACCTTGAGATTGAGATTGAGCCGGGTAGGGAAGAGGACGATGAGTTCAACGAGAATCTCGCCGAGAAGCTTAGTGAGGATGCACTTGAGAGCTTGGCTTCAGAACTTATTTCTGACTACGAGGATGACGTGTCCTCACGCAAAGACTGGATGCAGACTTATGTGGACGGCCTTGAGTTGCTCGGCATGAAGTTAGAAGAGCGAAGTGATCCGTGGGAGGGTGCCTGTGGCGTATACCATCCGTTGCTATCTGAAGCACTGGTTAAATTCCAGTCCGAAACCATCATGGCGACTTTCCCGGCTGCTGGTCCGGTTAAAACGCAGATCATTGGCAAAGAAACTCCAGAGAAGAAAAAAGCGGCTGAACGAGTCCAAAATGATATGAACTATCAGCTTACCGAAGTGATGACTGAGTATCGCGGTGAGCATGAGCGTATGTTGTGGGGCTTGGGTCTTTCCGGTAATGCGTTTAAGAAAGTGTATTTCGACCCGTCACTGGATCGTCAGGCGTCTATTTTTGTTCCTGCGGAAGATGTTGTCGTGCCATATGGGGCTAGTAATTTGCAGACATCGCCGCGTGTAACTCATGTGATGCGCAAAACAGAGAACGAACTAAAGAAGCTCATGGTTGCTGGGTTCTATCGTGATGTAGAGATGGGTGACCCGACCAATACGCTCGACGATGTAGAGAAGAAGATCGCTGAGAAAATGGGCTTTCGCGCAACCACCGATGATCGCTACAAGCTCTTAGAGATGCAGGTTGACCTAGACCTTGAGGGGTATGAAGACCCTGACGGTATAGCGTTGCCTTACATCGTCACTATCGAGAAAGGTACCAGCACGGTATTGGCTATTCGCCGTAACTATGAGCCGGATGACGAGACTAAACAGAAACGCACCCACTTCGTACACTATGGCTACATCCCCGGTTTTGGCTTCTACTACTTTGGTCTGATTCATTTAATTGGCGCGTATGCCAAGTCAGGTACATCGATCTTAAGACAACTCGTGGATGCGGGCACACTATCTAATCTGCCGGGTGGTCTAAAGACTAAAGGTATGCGCACCAAGGGCGACGATACGCCTATCAGTCCGGGTGAGTTCCGTGACGTAGATGTGGCGTCTGGCACCATACGCGACAACATCATGATGCTGCCATACAAGGAACCGAGCCAAGTATTGGCTGGCTTGATGGATAAGATAGTGGACGAGGGAAGACGCTTTGCGGCGGCGGCTGATCTACAAGTATCTGATATGTCTGCTCAAGCACCAGTAGGCACAACTTTAGCACTGCTGGAACGCCAACTAAAGGTGATGTCTGCTGTTCAAGCCCGCATCCACTTTGCGATGAAACAAGAGTTCAAGCTCTTGAAGCACATCATTGCTGCTTACGCACCGGAAGAATACAGCTACGACCCGGCTGATGGCGACCGTATGGTTCGCCGTAAAGACTACGACGATGTGGATGTCATCCCAGTATCCGATCCTAATGCTGCAACTATGTCGCAAAAGGTCGTGCAGTATCAAGCTGTGATGCAAATGGCGCAAGCAACACCACAAATCTATGACATGGTGGAATTGAACCGTCAGATGTTAGAGGTCTTGGGCATCAAGAATATCGGCAAACTCGTTCCCGGCGCAGAAGATCAAAAACCAAAAGATCCTGTTGCTGAGAACATGGCGATTATTAATATGAAGCCAGTCAAAGCGTTTGCACATCAAGACCATGAAGCGCATATACAAGTACATATGTCCGCTATGCAAGACCCCAAAATTGCGCAAATTGTGGGGCAAAATCCTCAAGCGCAAGCAATGATGGCCGCAGGTATGGCGCATATCAACGAGCATATAGCTTTCCAATATCGCAAACAGATTGAAGAAATGCTTGGCGTGCCTCTGCCTCAGACTAAAGATGACGAGGTCTTACCACAAGAGATTGAGAATCAAATTGCCAGCATGATGGCTATGGCGTCTTCTAAGTTGCTCCAGAAGAACCAGTCGGAAGTAGCACAACAACAAGCGCAAGAAGCTGCTCAAGATCCAGTTATTCAGATGCAGCAACAAGAGTTGCAACTTAAGGCGAAAGAGGTCGATATTAAAGGTAAGAAGTTGGAGATTGATGCTGCTGCACAAGTAGAAAAACTTCGTATTGAACACGAACGTATCGAAGCACAAAAGGAAATTGCAGGGCTTCAAGTTGGCGCGAAAACCACTCACTCCAAGAATGAGCTTGAGTCTCGTATGCAGGCCGATGGCATAAGGCTTGGTATGCAGGCAACCAAGGATCGTATGGAGTTAGAGCTTAGACAACAACAATTGAAGACAAAACAGAAACCTACCAAGGAGTAATCAGTGGACAAAGCACTGGAGATTATTCGGAACAAGATTAATGAAAAACAAGCGCAACTTGCTCACGCGGTGAGTGATGGCGTTGCAAAGGATTACACGGAGTATCGTGCAATGTGCGGGGAGATTCGAGGTCTATCCATCGCAGAAGGATTTTTATTAGACCTTGCAGACCAAATGGAGCGTCACGACGATGAGTGAAATACTAATCGCTACAGAAAGCGGTGTAGTACCACAGGAAGCGGAAGAAAAAGCCAAGCAATTACCACAGCCAACGGGGTATCACATCCTTGTCGGACTGCCGGAAATTGAAGACACGTACGAGAGCGGCCTGATTAAAGCAGACCAAACTCGTCATTTTGAAGAAGTGCTTGCGACGGTATTTTTTGTCATCGAGCTTGGGCCTGATTGCTACAAGGACGAAAAGCGTTTTCCAAGTGGCCCGTGGTGTAAGCCGGGGGATTTCATTTTGGCGCGTCCAAATAGTGGCACTCGGTTGAAGATTCACGGACAAGAGTTCCGCATGATTAACGACGATACGGTTGAGGCCGTTGTCCAAGACCCCCGTGGCATCCGCCGCGCATAAGGAGAGAACATGGATCAGACAGAATTTGAGTTCCCGGACGAAAAGGAACTAAAAGAAGGTGGCAAAGTTGAAGCCAAGCAAGACGATCTTGACTTTGAAATCGAAGACGATACCCCGGAGCAAGATCGTGGCCGGGAGCCTATGCCCAAGGAACTTGTACAAGAACTTGAACAAGATGAGCTTGAGGACTATTCCGAGAAGGTTAAAACCCGCCTGAAGCAGATGAAGAAGGTGTGGCATGACGAGCGCCGGGAGAAAGAGTCTGCTCTTAGGGAACGCCAAGCGGCTGAAGACTTGGCCAAGCGGGTACTTGACGAGAATAGGAAGCTTAAAACTAAGCTCTCTGATGGTGAAAAATCTTATTTGGACACCTATAAGAATGCCGCCGAACTAGAGTTAAATGTTGCCGAAAAGGCATATAAAACGGCGTATGAAGAAGGCGATTCTGAAAAGTTGATAGAAGCGCAACGTAGGATTGCTGAAGCTAACTATAAGTTGCAAAAAGCAAAAGAATACGTTCCCTCTTTACAACAAGAAGAAAATGATGTACAACCTCAGCCAGAAGCACAAGTGGCTCGCCCTGACCCGAGGGCTGTTGCGTGGCAAGAGCGCAATACATGGTTCGGTCAGGACGAGGAGATGACTAGTCTAGCACTTGGGCTACACCAAAAACTAGTCAAACAGTACGGCCAAAACTATACGTCCACCGACGAGTATTGGCAGAAGATTGATAGCACTATGCGTCAACGCTTCTCGGACTACTTCCAAGATTCTACGCAACCGGCTAAACCCGCTTCGCGCACAGAGAAATCATCCACGGTTGTTGCTCCTGCAACCCGTAGCACATCCTCCAAAAAGATTGTGTTAAAGCAGTCGCAGTTGAGCATTGCAAAGAGGCTTGGGCTAACACCTGAGCAATATGCCCGTGAAATTATGAAAATGGAGGCCAACAATGGCTGAAAACAAACTTAGTCGTGAACTTGAAACTCGTGCCGTGCAGGAACGTCCCAAGCAGTGGACACCCCCTGAGCTTTTGCCTGAACCAGACAAGCAACCCGGTTACGCGTACAGATGGATTCGTGTCTCAACTTTGCAGAATGCTGACCCTCGCAATATTTCCGCAAAACTGCGGGAGGGCTGGGAGCCTGTAAAGCTTGAAGAGCAACCAAAATTCCAACTGCTAATCGACCCGAATAGTCGCTTTAAGGACAATATCGAAGTCGGTGGGCTGTTGCTCTGTAAGACCCCGCAGGAACTCGTTGATCAGCGTAATAAGTATTACCAGAATCAATCAGAGAACCAAATGGAGTCTGTAGACAACAGTTTGATGCGCCAAAGTGATCCGCGTATGCCTCTGTTTAATGAACGGAAGTCTACGACATCGTTTGGTAAAGGTAATTAATCAAACTTCTGGAGTTTAATTATGGCTTATCCGACTGTATCAGCCCCCTACGGGCTAAAACCGGTTAATTTGATCGGTGGTCAGGTATTCGCAGGATCAACTCGTCTAATGGAAATTGCAAGTGGTTACGCCACTAATATTTTCTACGGCGATTTGGTAAAGCGCGTAGCTGATGGAACTATTGAAAAAGACACCGGCACCACTACTGCCACGCCATGTGGCGTGTTTTTGGGTGTCCAGTTTACCAATGGTTCTACTGGTCAAGTGCAAAATCAGCAATACTATCCAGCAAGTCAGGCTATTAAGTCTGGTTCGCAAATTTTTGCTGTGGTTGCAGATGACCCTGACACATTGTTCCAAGTGGCTTCCTGCTCTGGTACTACTGTTATTGCCGCAATGGGTAAATCCGCTATTGGCAACAATATCGCGCTAATCCAAAACGCTGGTTCTACCACTACTGGTAACTCCGCCGTGGCGATTGACGAAGGAACTCAGGCAACTACAAACACTCTCCCCATCCGTATTATTGATGTGGTTAGAGATACCGCAACAGGC